GGACGAAGGGATTTAAGAGTAAGATCCCTGTATATAAAACTATTAATCAAGCTCTGCGTAAGGCTAGTCCTGGCGATATTGTTTCGACTGAGAGATCAGGTCGCCCTTATGTTATTTCAAAGCATAAATGGGGCAAGAAAAGACAGCAGACTGTTGATTGTAAGATAGCCAAAGGTTTTACTAAAGGTAGTGCCACTCCATCTGCTGACTGGAGTAGCATTAGAGATCACGCTGCTAGAACTAAAAGTAAACACGGGGGTAGCCGTCTAAAATCCCACACAGCAAAAGAGAGACGGAAGATGAAGGCTAAAGCCAAGATCAAAAAATCAAGGAGAAAGTGATGTTATTAGAAGATGTATTCATTATTGAGAACTTACAGGTTCTAAACGAAGGTAAGACTGGACCCATGCGTGTGCGCGGTGTATTCCAACGCGCTGACGAAGAGAACAACAACAAGCGCATCTACCCCAAGGCTCTCCTTGAGCGTGAGATCAAGAAGCTTGACGAGGCCATGAGAGGTCGTAGACTTATGGGTGAGCTTGATCACCCTCAGCACGATAGCGTCAAGCTATCCAATGTCTCTCACCTTATCACCAAGCTTGAAGCTAAGGGTAACGAGATCATCGGTGAGGCTGAGATCCTAGACACTCCCATGGGTAAGGTCGCTAAGGCACTTATCGAAGGTGGTGTTCAGGTAGGTATCTCCTCCCGTGGTATGGGCACTCTCTCCGAGGGTCAGGACGGTAAGCGTTATGTTAACGAAGACTTCCGCCTTATCACCTGGGACCTTGTTGCTGATCCTTCCACCCGTGGTGCCTTCCCCTCCCTTGCTGAGTCTCGTCAGAGCGTGCTTGTAGAGGAGATCATGAACGATGTTCTTCCTCGCGTAACCAAGGAGAAAGTTTTCACCACCCTTCTTACTGAGAGTCTTAATGAGGCCAAGATGAAGAAGGCCAAGAAAAAGAAAGCCAGCAAGAAGAAGGGTAAGCTCGATCCTGTCGGTCAAGAAGACGATGATATCAACAACGATGGAAAGGTTGATGGAACTGATGGTTACCTAAAGAACCGTAGAAAGGCTATTGGCGCTGCTATGGGTAAGAAGATGAAGGGTAAGAAAGCCATGAAGAAGGAGTCTACTTTGTTTGCCCGTGTTGGTGCTATTCTTTTTGAAGGTCTTCCCGCAGCGAGCAGAAAACATGAGATTGGAGATGACGGTAAACCAACTGGTACAAGCTATGTGCCCCGAGGAAGAACTGGAACAGTTATTTCAGGCTATGGAAAAAAAGGAGGCCGATTGTTAGGCAAAGACGGTAAACCTCATGCCTTCGCCAGACAGGCACTCAAACATCACACACAGGTAGACAGCAAAGGTAAAATCCCTAAGCCAAAAAAATCGTAAAAAACGGACACCTCTATAATAAGAGTATAGATAACAATAGATTGGAGTGCAATCATGGATAAAAAGAAAATAGAAGACATCGCTCAGTTACTTCCCGAAGGCATCACCGAACAAACGATTGTAGAGATCGCTGGTGTCATGCAGGAGTTAATTGAGGAAAGGGTACAGGAAGAAGTTGGCGAGCTATCTGATAAGGTTTTCGCCTACCTATCCATGAAGCGTCAACAGATTCAAGAGTCTGCTTTAGAGGAGCTTCATGAGTCTAACGATATTTACCGTGACGCTGCTAGATTCCGTGAGCTTATGGGCTACATGGCTGTCGAGCATCGTCCTGAGTACATTGACGCTGAAAGTGAGAGAAGACTCTCCGAGGCAAGCGAGATCGCAGAAGACAACCGAGTCCTTGCCAGTGAGCTTTCCGAGTCACTTAAGGAGCAAGAGCGTCTTGCTAAAACAATTCAACTGCTAGAGTCTAAGGTCTCAAAGCGTGAGAGAGAAATCGAATCACTCAATGAGAGCGCAATTGCTTTAGCGGAAGAAAAGGAGGCTATGCTGTTCGAGTCTACCGAGCAGGCTGTAGTCATTACTAACAATGTAGACGAAGAGGTTGAGGATGAACCACTGGAAAATATTGGAAACCAGTTCTTAACCGAAGAAATGCTCAAGCTAATGCGTTGAGCTAACTTTTAGGAGTTGTAACTATGGATATTATGGAAATGGGTGCCAGCGACGATCTCACGCAAAAGTGGGGACCCGCACTTGACGGCATCGATAACGATTACACCAAGAGAGTTACTGCACAACTTCTGGAGAACCAATTAAAGTCAGTCCAGCAGGAGCGTGTTGACGAGGCTGATGGCATCGGCGCTGGTACAACCACTGTTGGCCGACTTGGCACTTTCCAAAAGTTTGCATTCCCTCTCGTTCGTCGGGTATTCCCCGAACTAATTGCTAACCAACTCGTTAGCGTCCAGCCTATGAGCGGTCCCGTCTCACAGGTCTTCTACCTTGGTCAAGAGCGTTCTTACGAAGGTGCCCGTGAAAGCCTCTACAGCAAGTACCAGATCACCTACCGTGGCCTCACCACAGGTATCGCTGGTGGTGCTGATGCTCTTTCTGGCATTGATACCGACACTCACACCACTGGTAGTGATGCTGCTGCTGGTACTTTTGGAACTAATGTTCTAAACCAAAGTGGCACTGCTGGCACCAACATGAACAGTGCCATCAACAAGTGGGCTGGTTCTAACCAAGGTATTGGTTGGTCAGTTTCTGCTGGTGAACTTCTTCGTGGCGATGAGATCCCTGAGGTCTCTCTCACCATTGAGCAGTCTCCAGTAATCGCTCGTACCCGCAAGATGCGTGCTCTTTGGACTCTTGAGGCTTCTCAGGATCTTAAAGCTTACCACAACCTTGACCTTGAGCGTGAACTCACCGATCTTCTTGGCAAAGAAATCCGCCTTGAAGTTGACCGTGAGATGATCGAAGATCTTCGTGGTATCGCTTACGATGTTACTGGTAACCCTGCCAACTCAAGCTTCGATTACGGTATGCTTGACCAGCAGAGCACCACTAATCAACTCAACCTTACCCCCGCTGCTGACTCAACCTTTGAGAGCTTCCAGTTCTTTACCAGCGGTGAGGCTAATGTCGTTAATCACGCAACCTCCTCCACTGGTAACACCTACGGTGCAGAGGCTTTCAACCTTCCTGGCGTAACTCAGCATAACAATGTCTTCCTTATGGACTTCTTTGCTAGTTCCCTCAACTTTGCTCCTCGTCACATCGGGGACACCTACTCCAACCTGCTTGCTCTTATAAACTTCGTCTCACAGGACATTTACAAGACAACTCAGCGCGGTGCAGGTAACTGGTTGCTTTGCGCTCCTCATGTTGCCACTATGCTCGAAACTGCCGCTAGACTAGCTGGTGGTATCGACAGAGCCGATGGTCCCACCAACTTTGGTCCTGGCACCATTCAGTTCCGTGGTAAGTTCATGGGTCGCTACGACCTCTTTGTTGATCCTCTCTACCCAGAGGGCGAAATCATGATGGGTTACAAAGGTGGAAACCCAATGGACGGTGGCTACATTTACGCTCCCTACATTCCATTCCAGGCTCTACCAACCATCACTGATCCCGAGACCTTCCAGCCCAGAAAGGGCATCCTTACCCGTTACGGTAAGGTTGCTGTTGCACCAGCTTCTAGATTCTACAGAATCATTAGACTCGTTGGTTCCAACCAGCTACAGGCTCCATTCATCAAGATCTGATCTAGGTGATACCTGAAAGAGAACCCATCCCTTAAAATAAAGGGATGGGTTCTTTTATTTTATAAAAACTCTATATATTACTATGAGCTACAAATACAAAAGCACTTGTAGGTTTTCTATGCTCATCCAAGTAGAGGATAAAATCGTGCAGATAAGACCTCTTCAAGAAATAGTTTTTAATAGTGAGGTGGATCACCCCTATTTAAAATTGGTGGATGAAGTTAAGAAGAAGCCTGTGAGAAGAAAAAAGGAGGTAAGAAGTGGCAATAGTAGTAACACCAAAGCTGAGTAGTTTCGGAAATACATTTACGGATACCTACAGTAACCAGATAACTGACGCAGAGCCTCCCTTTCAAGAGGATATCGATTTAGAAAACCTTAACAAGCAGAAGAACTCCGACATAGTAGAGTTCTCCAACTTCGAGGAGCAGATACGAGACTACGCATTGGCTTCTCTAGGACACCCAGTAACGCGAGTAGAGCTAACGGATCAACAGATTAAGATGTGCCTAGATGAGGCTATCACTGAGCTTGAGTATCATGCTCCTCAATTCACAAAACAATTCGCTGCCTTTAAAACTGTCAGTGGATACAATATGTACAAACTTCCTCAATTCATTTTGAGGAACCTTGCTTATGTAACTTACAAGAAAACTCTTCTCTCCATTCAATCGCAGGCTGGGACCTTAGAGTTTGATTTCTTTATCAAGTATTTCCAAGACAACTTCTTATTTGATAACTTTGGTGTGGGTGATTACTACCTACTGCAATCAACCATGGAAACCTTCCGAAGAGTTCTTGGACAAGACGGCGGGTGGGATGTAGTTGACGGAACTTACCTTCAGCTTTATCCTACTCCTGCCGTAGGCGATGTAGCTATCGTTGAATATAGAGGACTTAGTTCCAAGACCATAACCCCCAAGATGAAAAATTGGTTGGGTAGATACACTGCTGTCTGCGCCAAGATGATGCTTGGTCAAGTCAGAAGTAAGTTCAAAGTTGTTCCTGGCCCAGGTGGGGGAGCCAGCTTAAATGGTGATGCGCTATTGCAGGCGGCTGTAATAGAGAAACAAGCTCTAAAGGATGAGCTACTCAATGAGGTTCAAGAGCCTCCCATGTTCACTACAGGCTGATGACAGATCGATTCAAGGTAAGACGCAAGATGCCTAGCCTTCCTAAGTTGGAGGGCCAGACTCCATTATCTTTTTATGATACTGAAAACCCTGATGTCAACCTATTCAATTTAATAGATGATGAAATAATCAGGATCTCAGGATCCTTAGTTAACTATTTCAAAGCATACAATAGTGAGGATCATGATGATGTTTATCTTGAAACCACTGAAAGAACAATTGCCTCAGAACCAATTACCGTTCACGCTCACTACGAGCCTGCTGTCATAGAAGAAATTCTTAATCAGTTTGGCATTCAGATGAACAGTGACCAGCTATTCGTCTTCAATAAGAGCTATATTGAATCTGAAATTGGCAGATCTCCACAGCCAGGAGATGTAATCGAGCCTCATTTCCAAAAATTAAAGTATGAGATAGTGGAGGTTCAGGAAGATAAGTTTGATTTGTATGGCGTTTATCACATGCTATGCACCGCCAAAGTCTACAGAGATTCTGAAAGCACCCTTGATCAGCCTGTAACAGAAAGAATAGAAAATGTCAAGGGTGAGGATCTGGATGTATACTGATGTCAGAGATAATTTTCCCAACTAAAAGCATAAACGAGTATCTAGCCAAGAGCCAAGTTACTGAGGTTGATGTCTCCACTAGAAGAGGCAGAACTTCAAGAGAGCTTTTAAATAACCTCATTTCTGAGATAGAAAAAACTTCTAATTATAAGAATGAATTCTACAAACAAGTTCTCAGAGGGTTTCTTTCTCAGATAAATCTGCACCACTACAACGAGGATGGTGAGATAGTAGATGTGCTACTTCACCACGGTAGGCCCGATAGGGTGACCGCTAAAAAATTCTTTGAGAATAATATAGTGCTTCCTTACTCTACGATCAGCCTTGTGCGTGTAGAGAAAGATGATAAAAAAGGCAGAACCGATGACATGGTTCTGGATTATTCTTGGTGGAATGTTAGCACTAACAGGGCTGAGAGGATTGTGTCTAGACCTGATGTTCCTGTGAAGCTGACCTATGCCCTCAACATATGGACAAAATACATATCTCATATGGAGGCTTTATCCGAGTCTCTTAGGAGAAACTTTAATCCAGCACTCCTATTGAAGCTTCCACAAACTAATCAGGCGAAGGCTTACCTTGCTAATGAGACAGACTTGTCTAAGCTAGAAGTGGCCGACAAGGAGGATAGAGTCGTCCAGAAGTCCTTCGGAATCACTCTGGAGGCATTTATACCTAGCCCCATGTACAAGATCACTTCCACGGGTAAAATCGAAGAGTTCAACGCTGAGGTGGGATTCAAGGAAAAAGTTGATTAAAAATACTTGCAGCGGGTCTAAATAAGAAAGGAGAATGTTATGAAAGCCATAACCAACGAAAGCCTTCAATCCTTTAATATATTTCTGTCCTACCCCAGTGGGGTTAAGTCGGTGTATATTAAGCCAAAAGAAACACTCGTCGTACCAGCCCCAGCCGTTACCGATCAGGTAGAGCTTATGGCTAGAAGACGAATCCTAAAAATAAGAGAAGCATAGGAGAATAAGACATGCCTAATTTTGTAAGCCCTGGTGTTTATGTAATAGAAAAGGACCTGAGTGACTACCCCACCTCAGTAAACCCTTCTGTCGTTGGCCTTGTAGGCTTCGCTGACAGAGGGCCAATGGATAAAGCCACTCTAATCACAAACCAAAACCAGCTTGTGAGAGAGTTCGGTCCTCCTAGTGAGGATATCCATGGTCAAGCTCTTGAGGGTGCCTTGGAGATTTTAGAGTCTGTAAACTCTCTCTACATGGTTAGATGTGGTGACGGCACTGAGGTTGAAGCTAGTGCTGCAATCTCTCTCGGTGCTTGCCCCGCTGTCTTCATTCCTAGCAGTGTCCTTACAGCTTCGTCCTTCAACCTTAACCTAAATGTTTCTAACAATGCAGGTGCTGCACAGTACACTCAATCTAAGACCTACACCATTACATCTTCCACAAACGATTTAAGCTCTAGAATGCTTACAACCATTGGTGGAGACTTTGACGGCAATAAGGTTTCTGTTGTTCCTTCTGGGGCTGGCGTGTACATTGTGGGCGCTTTCGCTGGATCTGGAGCCGCGATTGAAGTATCTGCTGGTCAAACCACAGGTTCTGGTCTTTCCATTGTACATTATGTGGACACTGATGGATTACATACTGCTCCTGGCGCATCTGAATTCCAAGTTACAGGAAAAGGAAGTACCCTGGATCCTGCTAACGAGCTTCACATAGAGTCCAAGTACAAAGGTGCAGGTTATAACTACGGAACAGCCACTGATGGGGATCTTACTGGAGTTTCCATAGATGTAGACGCTGTAGGAGGTAAGCACGCCTTCCTTAGAGTTCAAGATGAAGGTAGCCAAGTCGAGGATTACAAGATAACCTTGGTATCAGGAACTAGCTTCTTCGAGGATCAGATTCTTGCAACTGATGTTGACAACAAGTCTGAGTACATTAAGGGTTACATTAAATTAAACGGCAACAACATTACTGCCGTTGGGCTTGCAGACTTCGCGGA